TGTACCATTATGGAACAGCCAACACTTCTCATTGATTTTGATAGGTTGAGTGTTGTCCATGTTAACTGGACCAACAGTTGCTAACCTGGCATGGAAGACATAAGGTCTTTCAGTTTGAAGCCAATCATAGGCTTCTTGTGGGTCCATTGTTTTGTACACTTCTCCAGAATCTGTCAAGAGTATGCCAAACCCATCTGGGTTCAGCAGAATACTCTTAGCAGCAATTTCTGAGTCAAGCTTCCCTTGGACTCTCTTCGATATAATCACACACATCTAATGACAGTTGTTGTTTGTTAGAGTTACTTACGGACTTTGCGGGAAGTACAGGTACTCTCCCATCGAAGACACCCTTTGGCACCTTCGCTTTGATTTTTGAATATTCAGTAAAAGTGAATACTCCTTCTTTCTTGTATGCTTTGGTATAAGCATGTGCTAGCATAATCTTTTCGCCCAACTTTTTAGTGTAGACTTGAGCTAGATGTCTGTGCAAATTAGAAGTCTGGTCAAGTAGCATCTCATAAACTCTATCTGCAGTTATTGGAGACTTAGAAGACTCTAAAGCTATAATCCTCAATAGATTAATTCTCCAAGACAATTGCTTTGGAGACTTGATTCCTGAGAATAGCCTAAGCTCTACTTTGTCTGACATAATATGGAATGCACAGTACTTATTGTTCTTCTCCATATCCTTGTCTACAAAGGCTGCGTAGCCGCGAACCTTAGCTCTTTTAGGAAAGAGAGCATATAGCAGTGGAACAAAAGGTTCTATTGCTGTAAACACTTCTAAACCAGACGTGTGCCGTTTGGATATAGTCATGTGACCACCACAACGAACACTTGTTTTAGAGTTCAATAAGAATCCTAAAACAGGGTTGTAGATATGGTTATGTACCTCAGGGCTAAATAAATCGTAGATAGGGCTTATTAGCTCAAACCCACCATGGTGTAAGGATCCATCTCGTTCAGCTCTCCACGAGTGTGGTAAGAACAGATCTTCATATCCTTGATATTTCTCGCATATATTCAGACCATCATAGTCTTCCTTCTCTGCTTCAATGCCTAATCTCCATAGAGTGGTAGGTCGACATTCCCATATTGAAGGACCAGAGTGATAGCTATAAAGAGAACCCTGTGCATGCGGAGCATCTGCCTTTAACTCTGCGAAAGCCTCAGCCCTAGTCATGGTTTTGTAGGAGTATGCATGTTCTCAAAGTTTTTTACTTCGAGCGTCACACCTAGTATATATGCTTGTGCATTTATTTTGTCCTCCAAATACTCTTGTGTGAGTCGTTGGACAGTCAACATACTAGTTACTCCATACTCTGTGTCAGGCTTCTGCTGCTCAGAGATTTGATCGTGAAAGAAATTCTTTATCTTACTCATGCTATTTCATTTGGGTCTGGAATATTTAAATCCAGAGCTGTTACTGCCCACTCTCTAATGTCTTCTACGTAGGTCATAAACTCTGTAGTAGACAATCCTTTAGTAGAACGGAATTCTGTTCCTTCTACTTCTTCTGTTACTGCGTTAAATACGTCAGCTTCTAAAAACTTGTATCGCATGTACTCGTGTACATGATTCTTAGTTAAAGACCCTTGGTAGTCCAGGGGGTCTATATCATCTGCTCGCCATCCCTTACTTACTAAGTCACTCCAAATCATATAGACAAGAGTACCCCAATAGTACTTGTTCTGTTTTTGGCTGCGCAAATTGATTGGTCTTACCAGTATTTCTACTGTGTGGCCATTGAGCTTGTTAAGCTCTTCTGCCCATTCTGCTTCTTGGTGGACTTCTAAATGTCCTTGTTTAATTCGTGCTGTTACATTAATCATGTATAAAAACTATAGTGATTTCTATCGTCACTTACTATGTGGAAAACCAACTTCCTATCTTCCTCTTTTTCAACAGGATAAAACTCCATGGCTGCAGCTTGACTAACAAATTTTATGTTGTCGTCAGGCAACTTTCCTTCTTGAACCAACAAGTCTTGGAACACTTTACAGTAAATCCATTTGTTGTCTAAATCCCAATCTGCTCTACCAGGCATGTCGTGAAACTCACAGTGTAGCTTAACAGGAAAAGATTTAATCTTCCGAACCTTCCTAAGGTAAGGGCGGAAAGCATCCTTGATTGCATTAACTATCTTGACTCGCATGACTGGTCTTGTGTTACCAGCATAGAAGTCTTGACCGTTAATCTTTTTCATACGCGGGGTGTTTACACTCCTTGCGTTACGAATGATTGGCTGTCCATCGTTAGTACATAGCCTACCCTTGCGGTCGTATCCGAAGGTTGGATCTTGGTACTTCTTTGGAATCTTATCTTTACTAGTGTAGTAAGTTGCTCGTCTCCGGTTGCTCATCTTCACATGAGTGATGAACTGAGGTATGGTTACCGTTGCAATAGTTGGCATATGCCGAAGATACTACTTGGTTTACCCAAGCTCTCCCTTGGTATTTGATTACGTCACTAATATCCTTGCCTCCAAAGTTTTCAGTCCCAAAACGACCGTTGGTAAAGAACAGTGCAGGAATACCATATTGTTTACGTATATAGTTAGCCATTGTAACTCCAGCTCTATCAAAGTCGTAGACTGTTACTATCTGTGGAGTGAGCGACATTAACTCTTCCATGTAACCTGAGTCAGGATAAACAGTTTCTGACTGAGGAGCTACAGCAGTAATTCCAAGTTCGTGAAAGACCATTACATCTTTTAGACTCTTAGTCAGTACTACTCCTTTGCTATAGTCTCTGAATATATGGCTGCCTTGAACTACTTGGCAGTTACACATAAATCTATTTGCACTTCTTAAAGGGAAATAGATTTTGTAGTTGCCTCCCCCAAAGTTGTATGCATAAGCAGGATCGCTGGTCTTATCGCCGTAAACGATTTTCCCATTGACCCATACTATGCTTACTGCAGATACATGAAACAGTTCTAGAGTGGCTTTTGATATACCAAATTGTGTCCAGTATTTGCGGTCGCGGTCATCCCATGAACGTCTTTTGACTTCAATCATGGTATGGGACTTGCCACCTACTACTTTTTCATGCTCTTCTTTGGGTACGGGATTACCTGTAAGCAATCCAAAGTCTTCGGCTATGAGATTCAGAGCTTCTCTGAAACTGCAGTTGTGCATATGCATAACAATCTTGAAGCAGCCTCCAGTAAAAAACCCTGCAAAATCATTGAAGAGCAGGTCGCCCTCCTTATTGTAAAAGAACCCACAACTAGGGTTGGTGTCTTCACGCAAAGGAGAGCAAAACCTTTTCTTCAAATGAATCTTGCACCCAAGGTAGCGCTCCATAATCTGCTCTTGAGAAAGCTTATTAAGGATATACTCCCTTGTGATATCTGGTGCAAGTTCATACATTACCAGGACTTACCGGATAGTTCTCCAGCAGACTCTGTACTAGGTGTAAATGAATCCTCCTGATCAGGTTCAGGAGCATCTACAATATCGTACTTAGGGTCAATGCGCAAGCGGTTAGGCTCAGACATTGGTTGGATGAAAGCCTTGTATGCTTTCTTAGGAAAAGAAGTATACTGACTGTTCTTCTTGTATACAATCTTCAACCGCACAGGCTTATCAGTATGTTGATTGCCCAACAGCTTGATGATGCCTTCAGCAAACTGATCAAAGCTATCTGCCTTAAAGACACACTTGTCTTTAGGGATAAACGATGCTAAGATGTGCTGCACACGTTGACCTTGTTCGGTAAACTGTTCCTTAGCCCATTTCTCAGCTTCTGTTTGAGGCTTGTTCCAACCCTTCGCAAGGTTCACAAGCTTGTCGTAGTCAAGAGGCCACTCAAGGTGCTTAAATGTTGCGCCATTAGCGTCACTAAATAAGAACTGAATGACATTGTCATTGCTGTCAGGCTTCAAGGGTTCAAACAGAATGTCCCTTAGAAAGACATTTTCATTAATGCCTGCGGGCAGTCTGTTACTGCTTCCTGCTTCTGGTGTTTTTTCGTCGAATCCGTACATTACTTAATCATATCTGGGTAAATAGTTGACCATTCAAGGGGGCAAAACTTTCCTGCTAAGGCAGGTAAGCGAGTTCCAGCATCGGTGTTTGTGCCACCTCGGAAGTCTACCATGAGGGTATCCCCATCACGATATACTCTACCGATGCCATCCATTACTGAACACATTTGAGTCTTCAGCTTACCAGTGAGGTTGATTTGATCCACCTGGATTTCACCTTCTCCGTGACCATCTTTTTGATGACCAATGACTATAAGGTGTTTGCTAATACGCGCAAAGGCTTCGATGATTTGCATCACCTTAGTCTTCATCATAGACCAGCCCTTACCATGAGGTAAGTCGCCAATGTGTTTGACTTTATGGCTAGCGCATATATCGTCAGTCACCCATTGTTCAATGTGGTCAATCGTATCTAACACAACAAAGTCAATTTCACTCTGGTGTTCTTTAGCATACTCCATGGTAGCGCGTAGTCGTGGTAATCCATCAACTACAATACTATATGCACCATCGCAGTAGCTAGTGCCACCTTTTAACTCTCCATCATATTCACCTTTTACTTCAGTGTCAATGATAAGGTGTCTAGGTAGCTTAGATACACTTGTGGTTTTGCCTGTTTTTGGCTTGCCATACAGGAACAACCTGTGTGGGCTTTGTGCTGCTTCAGTTATTTTAGGTTCTACTTTCATGATAGTTTACAATGTGCTTCAACATTTGCTAAGTTCATTCTAAGGCTGGTCAAGATACGTTTTCGCAGATAATCTAGCTGATCTTGGTTAACAACCCTTTTCATTTGGTCACTTAAAGTGAAGCTTTTATGCTGGGTGAACTCAATCTCATCTTCACTACTCCAATATGACAGATGCGCATTAGGCAAAATTATAGTTGCCTTGTAGTTGCACTCAGATAGATGTTTATTTGGCTGGATTCGCCAGGTAAAACATTGGATAAAGACATCTCCATAGTTTACGTCTATCTCTTTAACCGTATTGGGGTTGCGAACTGTTACGGTTTGAGACACCGTTGTCCCAGTCTTCGAATGTTCCATGTCTTAATTTGTTTTTGAGTAAAACAATACTTGCTTGACCATGCCTGTTTTTGAGGCAATGCAAGGCTACTAAATCAGCAGTAGGCAAGTTGTTTCTACCATAGTTTATTAATCCTAGTAGTTGCGGTTGGTGTAGTACCATGACCACATCTGCTGCATGGTAGAGCTGCTTGCTACCATGTATATCTGTCTTCATTGGGTAATGAAGAGCAGGAGAATCTGGATTACGTCTGTGCTCGCCTTCAATCTTATCATTGAGCTGAGAAAGCAAGATGACCATAATGCCATATTCTTTTCGCATCTGAATAAACATCTTGCCTAACTCAGCTAGGCTTTGGATTTCATTCTCTCCACTCATAGGACTTACAAGCAGAGTATGGTCTAAACAGACCACTACTCTACTACCCTTATTGGCTTCTAAGAACTGCATAATTGCCTCAAAGATTTGCATGCGGTTACCTGGCCTTTCTACAAAGTAGATATTAGGCTCATCAATTTGTCTCAACTTGTCTCGAACAACGTTTTGTTCAATGTCTGTAAGAGATTCATCTGCTTGCAACATCTTATCTAATCCAACTTTACTCAAAGCAGAAACCCTACGTAGTATTTCCATCTCTGCACTCATCTCAAAAGTGAAGTGCAGGACTTTTACGGGGTCGCTGGGATTGATAGCAGGAGAAGTAAAGTCTCGGATAAGGTTGTTAAGAAACATACTCTTACCGTGTCCTGACGCTCCCGCTATTACGTAGAGCATGCCAAACTGAAATCCTCCAAGGAGAGATTTGTTTACTTTCTTCCACCTTGTCTTAAGAACAGGAACAGTACCAGTCAAGTACGACTTGATACTATTCTCCGCCTTTTCCAAGGCCGACCCCATGCTAGTAATTTCTAGCAGACTCTGATCGCTTCTCATATGATACGCTCATGAGGTAATGACTCAGACGTATCGTCTTTCATCATTTCCCATATATCGACAAAGGCTTCTGATTCTAACCACTTGTCAATGCGTTGATTGATGAGCTTCTTGTTCACCGCATACTCTAGAGCACTCATAACCTCATTGTGATTATGAACTGTACCGATGTTTTGGTGATACCACCGAATCATCTCCTCTTTGTTGACACCTTTGGCAGGAATGCTTTTGCCTGAGATGTTCAAGTATGCAGGATACTTCTTCCAAAACTCCTCTCCATCTTGCTTAGTAGCAGTATAGAACTCTTTAACGAACTTGTCTGTCACTTCATAGTAGTCTGCAAAGGTGTTGTCACCTGAGGGATTAGTATTGACTATAAGTCCTATCAATTCAAGTTGGTCTAAATACTCTCTGGGGAAAGAGAATCCTTCTTGAGCGATTTTGTATAGCAAGTCATGTCTTCGCTCATAAATAATTTGACAGAAGAATAGCTGAGTAGGGTTGATGCCTAAACTCACTAGTACGTCTACATATTTATCAAGAGCGAATACCATTACTTACCTGTTCTATTTTCATATTAACTAAGACTTCCTGGACTACGCTTTTTACCTCTTTCAACGTAGCTATTGTTTTAAATTCTTCCCGGAGTTTCAATTGAAATCTCCACGTAGAATCATCTACCTCACACGTATCATTCGTGATTAACATGAGGATTTCGGAATAAAGAGTTTCCGATGAGACGTGATATCTCTTGCAAGGAGTTGACGTACTGTACTCCAGTACTCTTGGCTTGCCTCTTTCTGAGCCATGTTTCATCTTGTGTATCTTTTAGATAAAGGTTTATTACAACGCCGAGCTTTCCTTCTTTCCAACGGATTGCACGGCCTGTACGTTGAAGATCCTGTCTTGGAGTTCCAGAACCTGAGCAGATTATCGCTAATTCAATTCCATCCACATCAAAACCCTCATCCAAAGCTCTTGCAGTATGGATGATGTGAGTATCTGTTTTAGGGTCAGAGAAATCTTCAAGGATTTGCTTACGCTTAGCCTTGTTGATTTTGCTGTGGAATGCCTTGCTCCAAGGCTGTGTTTTTTTATCTAATTCTGAGGCAAATTTTACACTCTGACTGAAGGTTATCATAGGAACATCATACATATCTATAATTTCTTTAGCAGCTTCTTGCTTGCTTACAGAGTTATAGATGAATGTCATTCTAGCTTGCATAGCCTTTCTCCAAGCTCGAGCTTTATTCAGCACCTCTTGCTCTGTCCACCCGTTAAGTTGCTGGGTGTACGCCTGCAAGTATTGGCGATTGTTGCCACAACTCATAGCGATGTTGTAGCGGTTATTGAATAGAGCAAAGTGCTTGTAGTATGAATCGACAATTTCTTTGTATGTATTGCTCTCCTCGGCATTCATCCGTACACCGAGGTTCAGTATTAAAAACTTTGATACGTAACCGTTATCGACAGCTTCTTTTAGAGTTACTCGGTCTATGACAGGTGCGTACTCATCAATGAGATAAAAACGCGGGTCTTCAGTGTCTAGAGTAGCAGTCAATCCAAGGATGTAACTGTAGTCTACAATTTCGAAGATGGTGCCAAAAATCTTCGAAGTATAGTTGTGAATTTCATCAAGTACAAGTAAATCACACTTATGACTTGTCTTCACAGCGGTGTTAATCACCATTACCTGAGTGTTGGTAATTCCTAGTTTACGACACCCAGCTTCCCATTGACCTTTAAGGTTAGTAGTAGGCACAATAACTAAGGCTGTACCTTCTGGTTTATTTTCCTGGAGGTTTTTTAGGATAAGGAGAGATACATAAGTCTT